TCCTGCACTCAAAATAAAAAAGCGCCATCAGGCGCTTTTTTATTATTCCAACACTAAGATTATCTAGTCATTCAGAAAATCTTTTAGAGGGCTGTTCGGTAACCCGATATCTGCACTTGCCGTTTGTGTCATCAGGTCTGCCAGTTCCGTAATCGGCATGGCGGCTGGAGACACTACCGCATGATGATCGCCGGAAACCAATACATCATGAATATTCAAAGCATCTGCAGGGCTTGTAGCTTGCAGCGCCTGCTCGGTGATTGAAGTATGCGCGATTGAAACAAAAGCGCTTGCATCTTCTTGCAGCATGGATGCCAGCGGCGGCGTTAAATCAATCGCATCATTCAATTGTAAAGCAGCCAGCACATGTTGAATCACCGCTGGATTCACTGCATGCTCACTGATATCCATGGTATGCGGCGATGCAGACACTTCGTCAGACAATGTGACCGACTGTTGTTCGGCAAATTGAACCATCTCGCCACTCACGGTCTGCATGGCAACCTGTGCGCCAGCCACGGTCACTAACTGATCGCCGGCATGCAATGTATCTCCAGCTTTCAACTGAATATGGTGACCATACTGATCCACAATTTCCGCAGCACCGGTCAGACCAACCACTTTTCCTAAAACTGTACGCATAAGCATCTCCTGTTACCGCTATTATAAACGACCTTGCCCCAATAAAAAATTGACCCGTTTGGGTAACAAAAGTGCGATCTGACCATGCAAACCTCTTGACTTTTATGACTGCCTATCAAGCAAAACCGGCATTTAAACTGCGCATCGAAAAATATGGAGAAATTCGCAAAAAGTGGTTGACCAAGGGGCACGGTCTCAGTAATATAGCGCCTTCAAACGACGTACCGATTCCTCAATAGCTCAGTCGGTAGAGCGCCGGACTGTTAATCCGTAGGTCCCTGGTTCGAGCCCAGGTTGAGGAGCCAAATAGATAAAGGCCTGCAGCGATGCAGGCTTTTTGCTTTTTTTCCGCAAAATATGGTTTTTTCCGCAAAAACTATTTGTCACCCATAATATCCAACTAACTTTAGCTCTGATTGGAATCTAGTTATGGATATTAAAAATGCCCAGGTAATCATCGACGAACTAACGGCAATTTGCATTAAACATAAAGTCGCTTTAATCGGCGGTTCTGTTTCGGACAATATCCATGGCGAGATAAGACTAGTGGCTTCTGATGATTTATCAGTTGATGACATCGACCACCTTTCCAGTGGTGAAACACCTTACAAGGTTCAAGGAATTACAGTGGTGAACGGTATCGCATAGCGAAAAAAAAAGCCACCTTTCGATGGCTAGCAGATTCACTTTTGATCATCTCGGGAGGAAATGATCTTAACAATATATCACAATTCAAATTCCAAGTAATCATCTGGCGGCAGTTTTATCAATTGCCGAGCTTGCTCGTGTGACGCATTTAACCACTTTTGAAAGTCTCCATTCTCTACAATCACAACGGATCGCTTTTCTTTGGCTGGCTCATGAAATTGCTGCATGAACGGATGATCATCAGCATTGACCGTTAACATTGAGAACGAGCGTACAACCTCTCCTGTTTTTGCGTCAATATAGCTTTCCCATATAGAACCTATTGCAGTCGGCTCGTTATCTTGGCGGCTGATTGCTGCCCAGTCTGGTTTTCCGTCTCGATATAAAGGCTCAAAGAATTGTTGAGCAAGCACTAGTCCGAAACGTTGTTCTTTCCAGGCCGGGCTGAATGATGGTTTTTTATCAACTGTTTCACTGCGAGCATTGTAAGTCCACCTACCATAATTTTTCTTGGCTTTAGCCCAGAGCGGTTCTAGACCGAATTTTCCCAATTCACACCTGATAACTCCATTATCTATAAAGATAAATGGCGCCTTATCCATCGGCCAGGTATGGCCTTTCCAATCAGCATCAGGAAGGTCGATATCAAAGTGTTTTTTTACCCAAGGATTGCTACTTCTTTTTATTGGTTGGTAATTGCTGCACATAGTGTCCTACATCTTTCAAAACTGATTATTGTTACAATAAAAACCTTTTTCAGTAACTCAGAAAATCATGACTAATCGCTCAATAGCATTAATAGATTGCAACAACTTTTATGTATCTTGCGAGCGGGTTTTTAACCCAAAATTGCATGGAAAGCCGGTTGTCGTTTTATCTAATAACGATGGCTGTGCGGTTGCCAGATCAAACGAATCAAAGGCGCTAGGTATACCTATGGGCGCGCCCTGGTTCAAATACAAAGAGCTTGCTAAGCAACATGGCATTATTGCGTTTTCCTCAAATTACGCGCTGTATGCAGATATGTCAAACCGCGTAATGTCACTACTAAGGCAATTCTCGCCAGTTCAAGAAATTTACAGCATTGACGAAAGCTTTCTCGATCTAACTGGCTTTGAGCGGCGTGACCTGGTGCAATATGGTCAGAAAATGCGAAACATGATACTTCTGGGGACCGGGCTACCTGTTTGCGTGGGGATTGCATCAACTAAGACACTCGCAAAGCTGGCCAATCATTGCGCAAAGAAACGGCCGGAATTTGATGGTGTGTGCAACTTCAATAGTATGCCGGTTCAAGTATTGGAGAGTTTGCTGATGAGTATTGATGTTGGTGAGGTCTGGGGTGTCGGTAGGAAACTAGCGCCAAAGTTGAATGACCTTGGCATAAAGTCTGTGTTTGACTTAAAACGTGCAGACCCATCCCGATTACGCCGACACTTTAGCGTGGTGATGGAAAAGACTATCCGTGAATTAAATGGCACAGTTTGCATCGAGATTGAGGAAGTGGCGCCGCCAAAGCAACAGATTGTCAGCTCGCGTAGCTTTGGCATGCCTGTAACAACGCTGGAAGAGTTGGCGCAATCAATATCCCTGTACATCAGCCGAGCCGCCGAAAAGTTACGAAATCAACAGTCATATGCCGGATCACTTACTGTTTTCATACACACAAGTCGTTTCAGGGAGAATGACCCACAATACAGCAACAGCAAAACAATTGCCCTATCCTCTCATACAAATAGCACAACTAGGCTGGCCAGCATTGCTATGTGGGCGTTAGAGCAGATTTATCTGCCTGGCTTTAATTATTCAAAATCGGGCGTAATGCTTGGCGAGATTGTGCCTGCAGCGGGTGTACAGGAGGATATGTTTAGTCATAGTAGGTCTACAACCAAAAGTGACCGATTAATGCAGGCCATGGATGCTGTCAATAAAAAAATGGGAAAAGGTAAATTGATTGTAGGCAGCCAGGGATATGGTCAGCCGTGGGCGATGAAACAACAGCAGAAAAGTCCAAGTTATACTACCAACTGGGAAGAATTACTCAAAATTGATTAACTTTACGACTTAAAGTATTGACTAATTAGAATTTATTTAAATTTTTTTATAAAAATAAAAACAAATAAAATCAATCAGTTGGGTACTGTCAAGTCAAATATATCTATATATTGATTTATATTGACTTGAAGAGCCAAAGAAATTGTATGAATATAGCGCCAACAACAAAAGGAGAAAGGAATGAGAAGACGATCAGATTGCTATATGGAGTCCGCTTATAGCAATCGAAAAAATGGAAACTCGTGACACCATCCGCCAAGATACCATCACGAGTTAGGACTTACAAATCCGACTATTATGGCCGGAAGGTCATAATAGTCAAAAACTACCTTTTTGGGAATAACCCAAGGAAAAATATATGACCGATACTAAACGTTACCGAGATGCAGGAACTGGACAATTTTTAACTGACCAGAAGGCTAAGCAGATGCCAAAGGATAGAGTTGTACGAGAAACTATCCCAGCGCCAAAGTCATCACCAAGTAAGAAGAAATAAACAACAAAGGGGCGAAAGCCCCTTTTTAACGTCCGCAAACACAAATTCTGCCCTTATAAATATTAAGCATGTCGACCAATCTGTCATGATCGATTGCGTTTAGATTACATGTTTCAAAATTGTCGGCCGCGTTACTAAGTACTTGTTCTACGGTTGCGACGATTTCTGTGCCTGGATCCTGTTTTCTTTTTTCACCACTTTCCCCTGCAGAGGTTTCAACGGTCGAGACTTCTGCAACAGGCTTTGATCTATGTGAATCGGGATTTGCGCCGATGGCATCGTTCCACAACTTGAGAGAGTCATTGCTAAAACAAACAGACTTATCGTTTTGTTCATGTATTTTTTCCTTAATGGTTCGGTAGACAATGCGCACCGTTTCTTTCTCTTTTACTGCCTGGTCGACAATAGGGTCAGCTTTCTCCTGAAGTGTACGAGCCGTTTTAATTGCCTTGGAAATACTACGGGCTAGGGTTGCGTCTTTTTTCCAGCCGTGCGCCACCCAACCAGTTAAAAAAAAGGCCACACAGAGTGCGGCCGTTGCGATTAATTTCGTTTGCCAGGTATAGGGCGGGAAAAGTTTAGCAATCATCAATATTCCTTATCCACTGGCCATACCGGCAGCGGAACTGTTTTGTTGGCCAGCTCATGAGAACAATCACTTAAAAATTGAATATGGCCATCATTAACAAATGAGTGGCACTGCCGACAGTGGAAGTCTTGAGTCTCATCGGGATGCTCCTTGTAATATGTACACCAACACCCCTCGTTCGCACGGTCTGGTACAAAGTGTCCTGTTTTGACAAACACACTGGGCGTGAAGGTTGGTTTTTCGGGATTACCGTTATAACCCCATCGCGGTCCGCTGCCGGGACCAACACTGATAGTGTGAGATTCATTACAACCAGGACACCAAAAACTAACCTGGCCACCTTCGAACTCTTTAATTACTGGAGTGCTAGACATTTACGCATCCTTTCCTGCTGGCGAGTCCAGACGCCTGCACAAACTTTATTACCAGGTGTCGAGCAGTCAAATTTCCACTTTCGTCGCCCCTTCTGATCCTGGTACTCAATCCAGCCGGCTGTCACTACATTGCTTGTTAAAAATCGATACTCCTGCATGGCATAACACGCGGCAGAGTAATCCAATGCAAGCAGCTCTTTACGCATGCCAGAGGTTTGCCAGGCACCAGTGCCATACTGATAAACCCAGTCCATATAAATGTCGTATTCACCCTGCTGGAGAGCGACACCTGGGAGGCTATCTCTGAAAATCACCTCTTCTTTTGAGATATGCGCCTGGGCAGTTATCAGTGCGCGCACCGGAGTAATGACGTCGCCCATATTTACCGGTCGCCCATCAGCATGATATGTGCTGCCAAAGCCAACGGTCGGGCGATCATTCTTGGTCGGGACCATTGCTTTATCGCTGTAGCCCTCACTAGTTACCAGCCCGACAAGAGCAGCTGCAGAAAGCGACAGTGCTGCGACTAAAGTACGATATTTTGTCATTTAGGCTGCCTGCCCATCTTGCGGATTTTTCATTGCTTCAAGTGCCGGCGGCGCCGTGTGATAACTAACCTGGTTAACCGCCGCACGATCCACAGCTATGGTGCGGGTCTTAATCTCCAATATCTCGGCATTGGTTCTTTCAACGTGCAGCTTGTGCTCGATCTCTTTCATCCGGTGCTCACGCCATTTCATCCAGAAACCAGATAAAGAAATAAAAATACCCAGGATAACGCCCCAGTTACTTAAACTAATGCCGGCAATCAAGCTGGCGATGCCAGAAAGAAAGCTTACGATTGCCCCGCCATACATCATTGCAGATTCTGTTTTCTTCAAGATTGCTGGATCCATCAAAACTTCCCTCATTTCCACCCCCGGCTAATAGACATAAAAAAACCGCCCGGAGGCGGCTGGAACTTGTTATTGAAATTTATAATTCAGGGTACATAGGCATCAATGCTACGGCTTCAGGTCCAGTCAACATAGGTTTTATGCCGGCTAAGACTTCAGCTTTGTATTCGTCAGCCTCAACCCATACAGAAGCCTCCCAGGTTGCGAAAACCTGCGCCAGAGATTGATAGTGATTTTCGAATCCTACATAGAGCATTAAAGCGTTGCCACCACTAAAACCTAAATCGCGCGCTTTTAAATCAATTGCCTCCTGCAACGCTTGGCGAACTAACTCAGCTCTCTGCTCATTACTTAAATCAGGAGTCAAATCTGGCAGCTCCTCTTCGATTTTTTTAACTTTTCCGTCTAACCCGATTTTCGCTACTGTAGCCATTTTTAGAACTCCCAAACTGGTGTGATTGTGCCTGCAGGTGAATCGAACATATCGGTACCATTTACCATTGTTATTCGAACCCCTTGAAGGGCGCCGGACAACGTAATTGAACCTGAAGAAGCATCCCCTGTTGCCGGAGATCCACCATCATCAGAGCCAATACTACCCGCACTCACCCAAACGTTTCCACCAGCATTCTCTATACTTAAAATACCCCTGATTCTGAAATTAACATTGGGAGAGGTGTTTACAGTTACGCTGAATCCTACTGATATAAAATTTTCAGCCGACCTTCTCCATACAGTTGAGCGGTAACCTGCATTAACTGGAGACCCTGCAACAATTGCCTGAGCAATAATAAAACTTGAACCATTTGTAGAGATTTCGTTGAAAAGAAATCTCACACGTTTTGCGCCGGACGGAATTGCAAAGTCAAACGCAGATGCGCCGTTTGCAATAGCTGGGGTGCCAATTTTGAATAGCCCCTTAACCCAGCTTGATGAAACCACGCTACTATCGTTTGAAGTAAAGCCAGAATCATTTAATGCAGTTTTGATATTGAATATTGAAACCCTAACATTCCCGTCCCCATCTTTTATAAATATCAAAATGTCGCCAGCTGCACAGGTGTAGTCTTCACCCCCTTGCACGATGAGAGTCGCTGAGTTTTTCAACTTGGGAGTACTTACAGCGCGTGCAGTAATGACAGCCCCTTGTGGCATCGTGACATTTACAATATCGACAGCACCCGTAAGTTTTATTTGATTGCTACCGGCTGCAGTTAAATCCAAAGTAGTCGCGCTGGCAACTATTGCTTCATTTGCGAACGACTGCAGCCCTGTGAATTTGTTTGTAAACAGTGAAGCTAACCCACCAGCACTTGACGGAATAATGCTGATACTCCAATCCGTAAAAGTACCTGCGCCATTGGGTGTTACACCATCAAATACAAAATCACCGGTTACAGGATCATATGTTTTAGTGATGCCATCGATGTATTTTGTTGGATCGGTTTTATATGCCACCCTTGCAGGTGTGCCAGGGACGAAACTTCTACCAGGGCTTATTTCAAGTGTTTTTTCACCTACTGTTATTGCCATTGATGAAGATGAGGTAGCAGTAAAAGCGCCCGTGACAGCATTGCGCATCAAGTTGCTTACTTCAATAATGGCCGGCCCTAGCTTGGTGCGCATCCACTTATAGAGATCATAGGCTTTCTGATGAAAAACCTTATTGCCCTCTGAAATTTCCGGCTGTGGCGGGATGGGGAGTAGTTCGTCGGTAGCGCTCATTCTGGTTCCTTAAAACAGACTTTCAATTTTCAAACGGCATAAGCCTTCAACTGCACTTGGCAAGTTATTTGGCGCGCCCTGGATCACGCCGTATAGGGTCATAGTTTCATAACTACTATTCCCGATTACCAAGGTTGGCAATCCAGCTCTTTGCCGGACAAGGTTGTTCAATAGATCAAATTTAGATTCCTCAAAATAAAACTCAAATTCCCCGACAATTACGGTCGGTCCCTTCTCGAAAAGAAATATCCCAGGTGTCAACTCATCTTTAAGTGAGTAGTCCTTTTGATCAATTGAGCTTTCCCTGGTAACAGAATTAAATTGATAACCGTAGCAAGGGACAACCGCGCCAATACCTACCTGACCAGCGCCAGTAATAGTGACTTTGAATTTTGCGTTGTAATAAGGTGGGATATTTTCAAAAACCACAAAGCTGGTGCTCAAGAAAGGTGTAAATAACCAATCATAAAAGCTGCCGAAACTTGAGTAACTGATCAGGTCCACCGTTTGGCTGCTAATTGGTGTGCCATCCTCATCAGATATTTCAAATAACAATGCCTCACCAGTAAGGCCAAATAAGGGGAATGTATTGACCTGCCCCATTCCTCCCAGGGTGAAACTGATCAAGCCATCCGCCAGCGTTTGGGTGTTGATGTAGTCATCAAACATCTTGTAACCATTAGTGGCACCAACAAATGACCAATACACCGGATTATTGATATCCGCTTCTTCCAGCGGATTGTGGCCGACGTTACCAGCCAGTACAGATCGATATACCTTATGAATATCAACCTCACTGATCATCACGTAATCGCCTAAACCATAAGTCTCTGCAATGCTCCATTCCGGATAATCAAATTCTCCCACGCTGTTGGCAAGGATATTTGCATCAGCAATGGTTGATGGGATGCCGATCGTTAATAAACTTGTCATGATGTTGTTTTAATCCCTACTACGCGAATTCGCTCTAACGCTTCTGTCGTGCCGCGCTGTGTAATTAATGCTGATTTATTGATATCTCTCAGGTCTTTTAACAATGCCACCAGATCGGAGACATCTTGCCCGTTTAGCGTCGATTGCCCTTCCGCATTACTTCCGAAAAACTTACTTACGCCGGCATAATCATTTGCCATCTGGGCGCCATAGTTATTCGCTACCCCTTTATAAAATCTGTAATCCGCCAGGTTGGTGAATTGGTTCATTTCACGGGCGTTGTCGATGATCTTGTCTTTGGCTGAGGTGAAAGCCGCCACCAAGGTGGGGAATGCAAGCGCGAGATCGATGCTAGCCTCATCTGCCGCGTTAAAGTTCTGCTGGATGGCCTGACCTATGGCAGCAAGATCAGCGGCTGTTTTCGGTACTTGCAAACCATATTCATTGAACAGGTCATATAAGGCCTGAGAGTCTTTGGCGGCCTGCTCTGCCGGACTTAGCAAGTCATATATAGATGCGTTAACACCGGAAATCACCTGGTCCCAAGCTGTTTGCACACTGCCAACGCTAGTGCGAAGCTTGAATAGTTCGGCAAACTGTTCTTGAGCAGCAGCAGTATCTTTAGGCAATCCCTTAAGGAAGGCATCAAACGCTTTGAGATCGCCACTAATAGATGCATTACCACCCAAGGCAGTGATTTGAGAATTGAGAGCGTCGCGCTGTTTGATCATCTGCTCACTCGTGGTGAGCGATGCATTGGCTGTAGCGACCAGGGAGTTTGCGAAGTTGGCTAATTGCACTCCGGCCAGACCAGATGCTTTAGAAACCTTGCCTGCTTGATCAGCGGTCAGATTGTATTGTTTAGCCAGCGCATCTTGCGCATTCCCGATATTAATTGAGGCGGTGAGAATTGCCTGGATTGACTCTTTATCACCCAGGCCATCGAACAATGCACGAATGCCTTCAGGCAGGTTAGATGATGTGACTAGGCCGGTAATACCCTGGGTGAGTATTTTCTCAATCAATGCAGTCATGGCTTCTTGAGAGCTGCCAAATGCCGTATCACCAGAACTGAAATTAACTGATCCACCACCTCCGTTGGCACCGAAATAACCCCAGGCGCGTGTCTTTTTACCAGAGCGCTGGAACATATCAATGCCAGTATTGATGTTTCCACCTATGCCATAAGCATTAAATAAACCACTAACTACTTCAGAGTAATTTTTTAATACACTAGCAAGCGAATCATTACCACCCAGTGCGCGGCCATAACCGGCAATCCCAGATTGATTGGTGGATGAAAACTGACCGTCAGAATAGACACCACTTACACCAGTGCTGTATTTTTTGGTGGATACTTTGCCGCCAAACAAACTGCCGATAGCCCCACCAATAGCAGCACCGATTGGCCCGCCAAAGTATGTGCCGATACCCGTAAGTACGGCGCCGGCAATATTGCCCTGACTAAGCATATAGGCAGCGCCCAGGTAACCCATGCCGTCCGCAATCTGAGTGCTATATTTGCCAAGCAATCCACCAAACTGATCAATGATCCCGCCATCACCGCTCGACAAGAATGCACCTAGTTTTTCAATCGAATTGGTTATCCCGATATTTGAGTTTTTAAGAGATTCGGTAACCTTCTCAAAGACAGATGTACCACCCACGCCATTCTGACCCGCTACACTATTCACTGCGGCATTCGCCACGGATCCGGAGACAGTTGCTTCGATGCTGATCAGGAATTTCTTGATAGTCATCTGATACAGCAAGTCATAAACAGATGCCTTGAGCGATTTACCCACGGCTTTGGCGGCATCATCACCACTGTTTGCAAACACGGTCCACACCAGGCGCGATGCCTGCTCCATACTGCCAAACATTTCGGCAGTTTCAGCTTTGGATTTGTTGATCGCTTCAGACTTACCTACAGAATCACGCAGAATCCCGAGGGCTTCAATTTGGCGCTCGATAAGCTCGATCTCGTTTTCGCGGTCAACCTGTGTCTGCAGGTAGGCTTTTTGCGTTTCCAGCATGCCGATCTGTTCATCGTACCTGGCCATATTGAGCGCATCGATCTGCTCTTTGGTCATGGTCAGCTGCTGGATCTCATCAAGCTTTGCCTGGGCTTGCTCTTCAAGCGCCCGGGTCTCATCCTGCATTGTGGTGTATTGCTCAGCACGCGCCTGGGTAGCGCTTTCTAGGACAGTGAGATATTCCTTTTCGCTCTCCAGGCGCAGTGCTGCCATTTCACTATTCTGGATTTCTGCTTCCCAGGTCGCAATCAGGCTTTGGACATATTTGTATTGCCCGGCATCTAATGTAAGCAGGCCGTCAGCGCGCTTGGCATTGATGTCCAGGAGCATTTTTTCAGCTTCACTGAGTGACCCTGTGACAGAGTATTCGGCACGCTTAGCTTCTATCTGTTTTTCGATGCTGTTTGTAAGCGTGTCATAGGCTTTTTGGGCAGCAGCTGCAGCTGATTCTTTTGCTTTGGCATCAGCAGCATCTTTTGCATCCTGGCCAGAGACATAACCCACGGATGGCTTACCGGATCCGGAGCCAGCCACGGATGGACTGGCATATGTATTTGGGCGGCTTGCCATCCGGGCACGCAGCGCTTGCTCATATTCATCACGCGGCCGGCTGGCTGTTTCACTCCATGCCTGATTGGCCTCTTTAAGTACGCGCGCACGGAATGCTTCAGCTTCTGCCAGGGACTTTTGTGGATCGCCTGTTAAATAGGCGGCAGGATTAAGCGACTTAAATCGAGCCGTATGGACAGCCAGATCTGCGTAGACAACCTGGAAGCTTTTACCAATGGAGTAAATTTCATTTTTGAGATTGACCAGGGTGTCATAGGCAGGGGAAATGGTGAGAGCCAGGTTATCAGCCCAATTTGAAACATTCTGATCCTTCGCCAGATTATTGCCATGAGTCTGGATATCCAGGAAGGCGCCAGCCATATCATTTAATGCTGGCAACACGTCAATCGTCAGCTGCTGTACATATTCATCAAACCGCTGCTTTTGACCATTGAGGCTATCTTGCAATGAGGCTGCATTTGCAGCTGCTTCAGCGCTCACAGCACTGAATTTGTCGACATTCTCAGCCAGGTCATTCAGGAAAGGCAGTTGCTCGGCGCCAGATTTGCCCAGTACATCATTGGCTAAAGCAGTTTTGCTTGCATCATCACGATAGGTCTGTAACTTTTTGGAGGCTTCGATATACAGCTCGGCCGCGTCCCTGACATTGCCATTGCTATCGCGCACCTCAATGCCAAGTGCTTTTAAAGCCGCATTTGCTTTATTCGACGGGTCATCAAGACCAGCCACACCTTTTGCCAGCTTAGTAATGCCTGGCTCAATTTGCGCAGCAAAGTCGACACCAAAAGCAGTGGCAGTTTTCTGGATTTTGGAAAGCAGCTCAACACTGGCACCGGTTTTTTGCGCCGCATCGTCAAGTTGAGCCAAGGCATCAACCTGCTTATTGATGGAAGCATAAACAGAGTTTATAGATAGGTATGCGGCGCCAATACCGACAACTCGATTAATATATGAGCTGACGGATTTTTCCATTTTGCTCATTGCATCTTGCGTATTTTTAGCAAAACGCAAGGTTTGCTGGTCGCTCTTGTCGATTCCTTTGGAGAATGACGCATACTCAAGGGAAAGCGCTACAACCAGGTTACCTAGTGCCGACATGGCTATCCTTTAACTTTATTCAAAACTGCAAGCGCAGACCGTTCCATCAGCTGAATTTCTTCAAGCAATGTTTCTTGCTGCTCAGTAGGTATTTTTTTTATATTGAAAAGCGACTCAATGCGCGGGATCGGGATGCCTATATGAATCACCCCACCAAACCCGACGCCGAGATCCCACTGACTTGAAAGATTCTGGGAAAACATCATAAAAACTGCCCAGTTATCCTCATGGATACCAAAGTCGGCTGGAGGTGGGCTTCTTTTTGCCTCCCACTCTTCAATCACTTCAGGCGGTGCCCCCATCGCCTTGAGGCTGGCAATGACTCCATCATCGACCTGACCAAACACATCAGAATCATCTTTGTCACCGCCAGCCCAAAGCCTGGCCGCCTCAATTAGTTTTTTTGTTTAGCGCCGTATTGCGTTGTCCAAAATGCTTCTGCAAGCGCTTTCAATACTTGCGGAATACGCATCATGATTTCCAGGTTGTCAGCACTAAAATCAAAAACAGTGCCGTCATCAGAAGAAATTCCTCCCCAGCCGGTTACAGCCTGGCGCAACACTTCAGGCTGGCTTAGTTGCCTAAAGCCCCCTTTACCATCGTCACCTTCAAGTTCTAGCACGCTGTAACGTTTGAATTTCACACTGAAAGTTGACTTATCTACGCTTCCGCCATCATTAGGAATTTCTACTGATACTGAGGTTTGATAAGTTGGTGTTAAGTCGACTTTAAAAGCCATGGTTTGAACCTCTATAAATGGAAAACCCGCCAAGTGGCGGGTTTCTCTGATTGATTGTTTATTTAAATGTGAGCATCAGCTCATCGTTGCCCAAGTTCGGCTGCAGGATCAAGCCCAATGGCAACATGGCAACGCCACCATCATCATTGATGGTGGTGGTCGTTACCCTTACTTTCGGAGCGGTCAGCTGCACGATGTTGCCAGCAACTGTGCCATGCACCATATTCAATGAGTCTAAGGTTCCGAGGTTTGAAGCATTCCACCAATTCTTGGTGGCCATGCTGTCATACTCAATGGTTGCATTACCAGTTGGCTTACGATCAGTGAATGCCACCGCTTCAGCACCGATATAGTTGCGGTACTCAATAACGTTGGCCATATCGATACTCAACTCTTTAGCTTTCACATTTACACCATGCAATGTGAAAGTTGGCGTATTCACTTTATTCACGCCCAGCGGTGCTTTAAAGGCAGAGTAATCCAAGCCACTCAAGTTTGGCGTATCGGTGATCACCGCAGCATAACCAGTGTATGTGTATGTGATCATTGGAATACCGCCTGCACTCAGACTAAACGCAGCGCTTCCTTTGCAACCGACCATCTTATGCAACACTCCATCCAGGTAACAATCAATCGTGGCTGATTTCTGGTTAGTGGTTAACGGCACATAATCCACTTTGGTGCTGGCAGTAATAGTTTCAGAGAAGCCGGACGATTTCAGCATAGGCGCATGTTTTGGAGGCGTTGCCAGTGTGCCGGATCCAGCCAGCTCAACAGAAAAGCTGATCTGCGAATAACTTGAAATCTGAACGTTCCCCGTGTGGCCAAAGAATGGCTGGATATTGTTACGGTCTGCAAATGTGGCATTGATAGGAGTTGGCTGGACACCACTCACTAACATGACATCCGTTGCCAATGGTGCTGCATCTGTCCCTTCAATTGTTTCTAGCTTTACAGCAATCAGCATATTCCGCATCAGTTTCATGGTGTCTTAATCCTTTCCAGGCAATAAAAAAAGCCACCCGAAGGTGGCTAAAAGTTTTAAAAATGTTAGTTAGTCAATGCGAGTACGTTTACCGCTCTCATCAATCATGAAACTTCCCCCCTGCCCGGCGAACTCATCAGTAATGATTTCCAGATGGGAAGCATCTGTTATGCCATAAGCTATCAGCTTTTCTTTCATGGCGTCCTGAGTAAGTCCAGACGTCTGGACAGTTTCTTGAGTTTTTTTCATATAAGCTCCGTAAGTTAAGTCCGCATGCGCAGAGTGTGGGTTGAATAGTAAGCAAACAATTCCGGCAGATCCTCAAAATCAGCATCACCAAAATCACCGGTTTCCAGAAATTCAGGCCTTAATTCAATGGCGTCCATGATCGACCTGGCCAAAGTGGTGACCGCTTCTTTTGTTTCAGCAAAAAATGACAGTGTCACCAGGTGGCGATCATAACCACCGCCTTGCACCCATGTTGTTTCAGGCGTGGTTTCCACATTAAAAACGATTGCAGGGAATGCTGAATCATCCGGAAGATCTACCGCCCAGACATTTGGTAAATGTGGCTCAATCGTGGCCAGTAGCAATTCCTCTATTTTCATTTTCCAGCCTTCAGCAGCTCTTTATCTAACACTTTACCCATCTGTGCGATTGCCTCATTGTATTTTTGCTCTGCAGCATCTTTTAAAAATGGTTCAGGTGGAATAGATCGTGTCGCAGCACGACCCTTATTTCTCAAAGATGACGCAGTAGTTTTATGGCCTTCGTGTACAAATCTCCAGTAGAAAGGATCGTTTTGCCTGAATACACGAATCCGGCCATTGGCGCGCTTTAAAATGATCTTGCTGTTCAGCTTTTGCTTACGAGTCAATTCGCGTCCATGACGCACGCCGACGTTATACTGGATAGTATTTGCCGGCGCCTTAGTCTCCCGTTTAACAGCTATATTATTTAAAAGCGCTTTAGTCCGGACCAAGCCCTTAGTCATTACGTTTTGCCTGGCTTGACGCTTGATAACACCGGCAGCTGATGCAACCATCCGACGCCCTGTTTTTGTCTTGATATCGTCATCCAGTGACTTGAATTTTTTTACCAAGTCAGCGACCCCGATAATCGCATCAGCCATTCGTGCCACCGGTATCGCATGTGATCACAAGCCACCGGCTCTTCTCTTCAAAATTGTTGATATGTTTGAGGTTGTAGATTAGACCTTTATGCAGAATCCTGTAGTCAGTCGTAGTTAAACCAGGACGATATCGGATAGTGAATACTGATCGAGCTTCCCCCACCACACCACCGAGGGCTGTTGCTTCTCGCTCGTTGCCACTTAAATTCACCTTTTTAGCAGAAACCTTTTCCAGCCAAACCGACCAGGTCTTTACCTTACCGCCAAGCCCACCTTTGGTGATCTGATTTTTCTGGATAGTGATTTTCTGGTTTAACTCTCCGGCTCCTGGTGCTGGCATTTCAGGTCCCTATCATTTATATGTGCGCACTGAATCGAGCAAGCGATCCACAAAGGGCATTTCTACAAAGCCAGATTCAGCATATGCCTCACGATTTTTAAAGGCCTGAGCGACGCGCAAACAAATCCAGTGTTTAACCACATTAGGGACTGTGTCAGCGGTATAGCCTGCAACAAATCTGATCTTGATTGGATTAATCACACTGGATGAAACAGCCGGCCAATTCTGACCAGGCATTAAGGCAACCGAATGTGCCATACCGTAATCATCCAAGCCATAAACGGTGTTATTCAACGTTTGCTCTACCCCATTCACATCAATGTATTTAATTGAAGCAATTGATAATATTGGCGTCAAGGGCAAACCAATATTGCTCAAGCTAAAGCTATCCAGCACACCTTCCCAGGTCTGATCAGCAAAGGCACGACCACAGATATGTTCCGCATGTTCACGCGCAGCGGAAATTAGTGCCTCAAGCAATATGTTTTCCGAATCGATATCATCGTCAATTTCAGCATGCTTGCGGACGAATTCAACGGTTACCGGTTCGGTTTGAGGTGCCTGGATTAGTTTAGTTTTCATGATTAAATGCCAAAAAAACCCGCCGAAGCGGGTTGATCACTCAGATTAAACCTGTACAGAATAGTGACTTAGTTCTTCAGTCACACTCAATGATTTTGTTACTTGCTCATCTAATTGGATAATCAATTCATAATCACCAGGCATAATTTCCACATCAATTAAATTACACTCAGCAATTTGTAGCGAACCTTCTGAAATTAATTTACCGGCTTTATCTTTTAACTGATATTTCGGCTGAACTGCCTGCATGATGTCATTGAAAATAATTTCTAGAATTTTCATAATTTGCCTTTATAAATAGTTGGAAATTAAAGCCGCAATGTTGTCACTTGCCGCCCGGCCAAAGTGGATCAGGTCCCCAAATCCAACATTGGCTGGATCTCCATCCGGGCTGTAAAAGGCATTGGTTCCCATATCAATACGAATCTGTTCAATATCCGGGGCACCAGTGATAACTTTTGTGACGGCTAAATTCTGAATCCAGGCGTTGTGTGCGTCGATTACCGCCTTGTATGTAGGGTTTCCTGCAAGACTGCCCGTTAATGGCCATGTTGTAACATAAACATCTTTCACCCCGACTTTAAATGCAAGGTCAATACAATCCATCAATTGCTGCTGAACGATCAATGTATCGAAACCGGTTGGTGTGCCAGTGTTGTTGATACTGTACCCTTGTAAAAACAGCTTTGTAGGTACTACACCAGCTTTGAGAGCCGAGATAACCTGTCCCAAATATTCGTGTGTACGGTGCGCTGCCATACCGCCGTTGTAAATCGTATAAGGTTTGGCAACAGTAGATTTTTGGAATACAGCTTTATTAGCCCAAGAAGTCCAGCCCTGAATACTATTTACACCGACAGTTACAGATATGTTATTTAGCGTGCTCTGATTAACTGACAGGTTGTATACCGCGCCAGATTTACCATTCTGGCCAGATGCCAAGCTAGTCACAAAAACGGTATTGTTATCAGCATGACTTGCCTGTCCTGAGAATGTCAGGGGCTGACCTGGTGAGATTGGGTATGGAGACGGTGCACCGCCCACTGTTGAAGTTATGTCTGCAAGTAGCGTCATTGTCGTGCCAGTGATATTGCACTGCACGGCATTGCTTGGGCCGTAGTCAAACATATATTTATTGTGCGCGCCAGTACTGTCAGTGGCTACCATGACCCCAACCGGATCAACACTTGAATCATATCCATACTCAGCAGCGATATAGAAACCGGTACCAGCGTATAAGGTTGTCGGCAAGTTTGTGAAATCACCAATACCGTCAGCGGTGGTTTTTAGCGTCTGAAATTCAGGGCGGAAATATGGTGAAGCATCAAGGCCTAGTGTTGAGCGTAAAAGTGAATTATTCATGCGGATCATATCGATACCGGAGGTTGCACCTCGTGACCCACTCACAGTTGCATCATGGTAAATACGCATCAAGATGTTTGCATTACCGTTATCATCAGGTGTAACTGTTGGCAATGATAACCAGGCACTCGGCTTATCTAGGGCACACTCAACGTTTGAAGTCGCGCGTACCTTGGCTGCAGTACACTTGTTCGTTTTTTGACCTGGTGCACTATTAAAATCTACAGTACGCCAGCCGTATGGGCTACCTTGAGTGGCTGCACTATTATAGGAAACGCCACCAACTTTCGGAGTGTACAGATTGTCTGACGTATCATTTGCAGTTACCTCTGTCAGCGCAACAGCAATTTTTAACCCCTTCACCCCCTTAGACCAGCTCATGCTTCCCGAAGTAGTTTGAGAATCCTCTGCAGTATATGTAACGCTAGTTCCGTCAACTACCGAAGCCACAGGATACCAGCCCTCTAGAGCTGCTCCGGAGGTTGGAAACGCATAGATCAAATCACCGGCAACAAACCCTTTTGTGTATGTTGTATTGACAGTTACTTGGTTACCGGACTGAGAGTAAGCATCACCTGAACGAATAAATTTATGTGTAACATAAAAACGAACTTTATTCGGACGACCAGATACTTTCCGCTTAATGTAAGTAGTACCTGTAAATGAACTAGTTTCTGATATAAATGAAGATATGTTGCTACCTGCTGAAGGGAATGATTTAGAGATGCAGGCTTTGATTGTATTTACGTTGAGTTTTATTTCTTGATTATTCTCATCATAAATCTTGCCGTTGCCTACGCCCGCAACACCTATTATGTTTGCATTTGTTTTTTGAACATCAGACAACACTGATTTAATTGCCCCACTCAAAGGTGGGAGCCCGCCAGTACCATACAAATCGCGCGTTGCGAAACCAAGGTTTATCAAACGATCCTCTTCCTGTGTCGATAGTGCGCTGACTATTTGTCCTTCTGAGTTACCGTTCCAGGCTTTTGTAAAACGAACCGTCATGATCTTTTCCTTAATTTGTTAAGGTTGAAAATGAAAAAGCCCACAAGTGAGTGGGCTTTTTGAATTTAAACCTAAATTATTTATTGCTGGATTTCTTGGCCTTGGCTTCAGCTGCGGCCTTATCAGCGGCATCCTGATCAGCTTTGGCCTTGGCTTCAGCTGCTGCCTTATCAGCGGCATCCTGATCAGCTTTGGCCTTGACTTCAGGATCTGAGGCTTCAGCTAATTGCTGGTCCTTTTTAGTTGCGTACTTGGCAGCCTTGCAATCATTCACCAGGTGCAGTGCAAATTCTGGTGATACATTGAATTTATCATCAGTACTGTATGAGCCAAACTGAGCCATGGACCCAGTGGTCAACATAATCACTTGAACCAATGCTTTCATCATATTCTCCGGTAGATATAAAAATGGAGGGCACTGCCCTCCATTGTGAAATTACGCTGGTACCAGATCGCCGTAGCGAACTGCTGCAGGACGCTCTACAGCAAGCAATACTCGACGCTCTGCACGAACTGTAATCAAGTTGCGCTGGAAGTTGTCAGTGTCGGAATCAGACAGCTCAATGACCACACCTTCACGGATGTACAAAGTAGCAGCCATAGCCAGGCTGGCCACCAAGAACTTACCAGCAGTGATTGCATTGCTTGAAACGACCGGCACTCCAAACAATGCTGGTACCACGTTGTCACCAGGATCACCCAACAAATAGCGACCAGTAGAGTCTTTTGCCAAGCGTAGCGTCCACCAATCTGCAGGATTCAAGATAATGACATCTGCAGGATAATCAGCCGCCTCGCAATCACCTAAAGTTTTACCAATCACATCGAAGCGATTACTTGGAGACAAGCCCAGTGCAGTTAACGCAGCTGCTGTATAACCGTGCGCAGTAAAGTTACCTGCTTTGGTGAAACCAGACATATTTGGAGCAGTACCGTTGCCGGAAATAATCTGATTCTCAACACGAAGATTCACACCGTAGATCATGCGTAGATTGATGTACGCTGCAAGTGCAGGATTATCCTGAGCAAGCTGTTTGGAAATTTTAAGGAAATGAGCAATAGTGGCTACAGGCTCATTCATTAGTGTCGTTGTGATACTACTTTCAGGCTTAACGTTACCCTCAGCTACTTCAGCAGCGTTATTCGTGAATACGTTTTCACGCACATATTCCACTGCATTTTGGGTAGTTGGCAGTGTATTAAGGTAACGCTCAAGAGTCAGCTCACGAAAGGCACCGCCGACGATCCCAGGCCTGCGATCAGTGAAAGTGTTGCCGACAGTATTAGTAATTGTGTTTTTAACTTCAACACGCGCTTTCTGTGCGTTACCAGATGCGAAGTCTTTGTATTGATCAGACTTGATAAACAAGTCACCAGCCAGTTCCACCTTTGGCTCTTCTTTTGCAGCAGTGGCTCGCTGTTTGATTTGCAGCAACTCATCAGCCAATTCTTTCTGCTTCAGGCCTAACTCAGTGAGTGCGTCATTGGTTTCTTTAGTAACCTTACCGAGCTCTTCAAACTCTTTCTGAGACTTAGTATCGTAAGCACTCATTTTTGTTTCGATCTTGTCCAACTGCTCCAGGACAGGTTTGAGTGCTGCATCGGATTCGAAAAAGATAAAGCCCTGTTTGACTAAGGCGGCAAATAAGAAATTATGTGCAGTATGAGCAAGACTAACTGCAACCCCTAGAGATTTTTCATATGCCATTGCTGGAGTACCAATCGAGGCAATTGCGAGGCCGATCAGTGATGTAGACAGTTTTTTCATTTTCATTTGTTCATTCCTTCAGATAATAAAAAAGCCGCTCAAGGCGGCTAAAATTTAATGAATGTATTACTCAGGTACTTTGAATTTGCTGAGTCTCTCTGCAAGCAGATCAACTGATTTTTGGTCCAAACCATTATCAGCCTCGCGCTGATTGAGAATGATCTTCGCCTGGGCGACCAACATTTTGGCGTGGTCACGACTGAGATTACCTACATCTCGCAGATAATGCTCAAAGTCTTTAATTGTCTCGATGGATTTGATCTCATCGCCATCGAACTTGATGCTTGTAACTTCAGATAAATGATTTGCTGGGGCACCTACAATCGAAATCTCTTTGAGATATTCATACTCGTGGATCAGGCGCTGACCTTTAGTATTAATCTCAACACCGTTTTTGCTTGGCCTTGCACCAATCGATAACCCTTTCACAAGGTTTCGTTTAACAGCCCAATAAGCATCACGGCCAGTGGTCATTTCCATAACAATCGAGCTTTGACCAAACAAACCATAGTGGTCTTCTTTTAAGTCAGTCCAGCTTCCAATGGGCAATTGACCTTTCAGCCAACCATGATTCACATAGAGATCAACTGGATCGCCAGCCTTGATAACCTTGGCAAAAGCGCCTGGCATTACGATTTCATTTTTTGAGTCGACCACATTGAATACATTGCCATACCCACTGAAAGTACCTTCAGTCTCAGCGAATTTAATATCGCATTTATCCAGGTCTAGGTCACTGAGCAATAGTTGCGGGTTCATTTGTGGCTCCTGATGGTTTGACTTTACCCAGCATATCTACTGGTAACAAATTCGATTGAACGGTGAACAGCTCACCGCCGGCATAAGGCTCATCATTTTCAAGCTGGCGGACCTCATTGCGATTCTTAAGTGCGTTTTGCACCTGCTTGGCATAGATCTCGACACGATCTTTCAAACTGGCCCTTAATAAGGCATCCATGTTGTATTCAGCCGTTTGGCGTACACGCTGCGCCGAAGTCATTACGCGCTTGCGTATGGCTTGCTCAATATTGGTTACATCCGGACGCACTGTAAGTTTGTAGAAGCTGTCGATAATGTCGCCACTTGAGCTGCCGAGTGTAGTGGTACCTTCGGTCTGGTTTAACAAAATGCCAGGTATTCCCAGCCAACGACCAAGCTCTTCAACCGAATACTTGCGGGTAGATAAAAGCTCAAGATCTTCTGGAGATAGATTGATCTGCTGATACTTCATATCAGCTTCTAAAACATGCAGCCTGGACAAGCTGCCCTCAGCCATTTCGGAAAAATTAACCTTAAGTGCTGCACGCTGTGTCTTATCTAGAACACGGTCAACCATTAAGACACCAGTTGGTTTTCCACCGTTTGCAAACAGCTTATTGGCTGCATTCTGTGAATTTTTAACTTCACCAATAGTAGCCCGCATGTAATCCAGCCGGCTCAAACCAATAGTGCCATTACCCATGCCCTTAATGTGCAGTACATTCTCGGACGCTAGCGCAGCAACATCGGTGCCGATGCGGTAGAAATAAACCTCACTGCCATCATCAAGGATTCGCAGCTCTACCTGGTCTGCAGGCATAGGCCACAGCGCCTCAGCAATACCAGTCTCAGGATTTCGCTGGATTCTGGCATAAGCATTACCACGTAATTTCTCATTCAGGCGCATTGCCGTCCAAAATTCAACGGGTGTCATGCGGCTATTAGGTGATTCATGCAGCAAATACCACAGAGCGCTATCTCTAGCCAACGTCCGTTTGCCATTCACATTGTCATAGACCATGATGGGCATGGTGGCCACGACGCTTGCAAGTATCTCCAGGCCGCGATAAACGGCTGAAATTTGCAATGCAGCATCCACATTGGTAGCTGGCACATCTTCAACCAGAGATACACCTGGTAAGTTTGATTGCGTTCCTTTGGCTGCGCCGAGTGCAGAACCGCCAAACCGGAAATAGCCATACAGCTGTGTGAGGTATTTATTCATCCGGTTATCCGACTATAGGATCATTTAAAAAATCATCTAGGTTGCCAGCCGTTTCACCTAACATGGCTCGACTGTGGCAAGTGATTGTTGCACTGGCGCCGTCAATTTTGTTTTCCTCTCGCGACTTGCGCGGGAAAATATTTTCATTGGCATCTTCATAGCACTCGACGTTGGAAAGCATCCATTGGAATGCCTTGTTATCGTCAAAGTGTGCACGGCCATCATCGACCAATGCCTGAAGGTGCTTCATTGGAGGGCTTAAATAACCTGTCGTTTGTGGGACATCAATGACAGTCATACCCTCTTTTTCGAGGTTAGAACCCATCTGGGCGCTGTTCCACTGATCTTTAGCAAGTTCTTCTACATGAACAATCTCGCAGCTGGCGAGTATTTGCTCCTGGATCAACTCCAAATCTGTCATATTCCCAGGTGTTTGAATGATGTAACCATCTTTCACCCAGCCCTGATAATGGGTATTTTTGGGATCCTTCACCTTGGCTTCAGGTAAATAATTCCGACTGATGAAGTAATAGTGAGTCTTGCCCGCAATCACTTCATCAAATTCGTACACCACACTGGTGATATCCGTTGTGCTTCCTACGTCTAACCCTATGCGGCAGGATCTCCCCCGGAATTTTTCCAGTGTTAAAGTGCTATCAATACACTTCAGCAAATTTGCCATGTTCAACCAAGGACTGCGAGCTGCCACCCAAATATTCAGGTGCTTGGTCTTATAAGTCATCTGTTTCCGCGAATCACTCTTTGCGGAATTCAATGATGCTTTTAGAATATCGGCGTTGACCGACACACCATAGTTTGGGTTTGCTTTTATCAGTGCAGCTTCAGTGGTCCAATCATCTTCCGGATCAATCCCAAAAATGATACCGAATCGACGTTCATCAATTAACGTGCCTTCGAGAATCTTCTGGAGCGTCACCTGGTGCGCATGACACGGACCGCTCAGGTCTGACCCTGCAGTAGTGATCATCAACACCATCGGCTGAAGCCTGGCACCCATACCCGAGCTGCCGGTGTCGTACATTTTCTCGGTTTTGTGTTCGTGGTATTCATCCACAATCCACAAATGGGGCGATGCGCCATCGCCTGGATCGCCAGTAACGGCTTCAAACTTACTGAAAGTCTCTGTTACTGAAAGGTTTTTAGCTGACCTGACAACCCCATAATACGAACAAAACTCAGGGCTTGATGCCGCCATTTTTTTTGCGGGTCCGAAGACTTCCTGAGCTTGCTTTTCACTTGTAGCACCGTTGTAAACCTCAGCACCATACTCACCATCAGCAGTTAGCATGTACAAGCCTATCGCAGCTGCCAAAGTCGATTTAGCATTCTTGCGAGGGACCAGAAGATCTACATACAAAAACCGGCGCAATCCGGATTCACGATTTACCCATCCAAACGAACAAGCCAGGAAGAAAATCTGCCAGGTTTCTAGGAAAATTAACTCGCCCCGGGATGCCCACTCACCCTTGATGTGAGGCATTTTCTCGACAAACATGCACACCTTCTGTGCTGGCCGGTACTCCCTACCGGTTTTGTCTGTCAGATATGGGTTAAAAACATAAGGGAAATCAGAGCTCTCCGCTTTCTTAAGATCAGCTAAATGCCGCTGACAAGCAAGACGATGGTATTTGTTTGAAACAATTTTGCCGTCGACTACATCCTGGGCGTATTGCGTGGCAACTGCCCCAAAATCCTTAACCATAAATTAACCAATATTGGCGAAACCACCACCGGTATCAGGCTGATCATCAAACATATCGCGGTTCAATCTGGTGCTCGGAGTCACACGTCCACGCGCAGCGGGAGTGAATCCAAAATTTACTAATGCTTGCTGCAGCGTATAAATCAACCGGCTGCGCATCGCAATATAAGGCGAATGAATGATGTTACCGTTGGTTGTAAACTCTACCAGGCCGTCACCGCCTTCATAAACCTCGCCGCGTGCCTCAGCATCCAGGCGCTTTTTCTCATAGATAGCCATACGACGCTGCAGCTGCTCTTCAACAAAAACCAGCAGGGCCCATGATTGACAATAAGCAGCCAGCGCAGCCCGATCAAGTTTTGAAATTAATCCATATTTTTCCAGCTCCGGAGTAATCCGTTTCCATTCTTTCCGGGCCTCTTTCAGCAGATGATTAGGGCAACCAGGTATTTCAATTTCGGGCTGGAGCGAGTCAGTTAAATTTGCGATCGGCGTTTTGCTGGCACCGCGCAAGGCATGAACATTTGCAGGTAAAGAATTTGGACCGCGTGAACCTGTCATTTTTTTACCTCCAAATCGAAATTATTTTGTAAAACTTAGCCTGGGATGGATAACCCCACCCCCCCCCTATGCCCTAAAACTCCCGCAGAAAAAAATCTGGTTAGGCATACGGTCTAGAGCGGAATAGTTCAGGACTTTTGACCCGCCCTACCCCTACCGAAGCCGCCGTCTTGTGTGGCAGTTTTCTTGTCATGGCATTGCTTGTTCATTGCCATCCAGTTGTTACGATCCCAAAAAAGACTGCGTGCTATCGCAATTCTTTCCGGATCACCACTCTCAATTGCGTCACCTAACTTGTGAGGAATGATGTGATCCAGCACTTCCGATGGCCTGACACGAATGTTTCCAGCCTCGCAATCAGGGCATTCACACAACGGGTGCTTACCTAAGAAACCCTTGCTGGCTTGCTGCCACTTGTAGTCATATCCACGCTCGCTACTAGTTAAACGGGTTTCTTCAACCTGCTTCTGTTTAACCTTGGTATGAAGCGGGCAATAAGCACCATCCGTTACTAAAGCCCGACACCCAAACTGCTTACATGGCTTGGGTGATCTAGTGGGCATAGAAACGAAAAAACCCGCCAGAAGGCGGGTTATTGGACGGACTGATTAACAGCTTGCCAGAATCGTAACGAAAACCGGCAAAAGGTGCAAGCATTATTTTAAATGCATATCCAAAGGCGCAAGGAAGTGCACCCACCATATTGGTTGCTGGTCCGGTTCTGAACATGGTCCAACCAAGCCCGCATTACTAGGATGAGGGTCATGTATGATTTCCCTGTTACGAGCAATAACCACATGATTAACTCCCCTTGCTCCAAGACCTGTAAGCATGTAGGTAGTATCAGGATTCCAGGAAGTCATACACTCCAGCAGCCAATCAAGGGTAACTTCACCAGTAATGGGGAAGGATATCTCCTTATAACCCCAACCTAATAGCCAATTATCTTTGGCATTGTTAAAAGCTTTAATATCGCCGTAATGAACTCCGAAGTTTGGCACTTGCTCTACATCAGGGAAGTCAAGCAGGCAGGCATAGCAAGTTCTCAAACAATCACCGAACTGACCGTTTTCAGGATCATGACTGTATAACTGTTTGTGGAATTTCATGCTGCCTCCCTTTGTCCAGACGTCTGGACTCGCATCGGGATCCCCGCAGCCAGGTCGTTAAGCAGCCCGAGTATCTCTTTCTCACCAGCTTTCAAGCGATTGTCATAAGTACGGACACAACACCCGAGTCGTCTAGACTTATCTTCTTTGGTACCAATACCGCAATAACAAATGATCACTGCTTCTTTCAGTTCATCATTCAAAGCACACACTGCCTTGTCGACATCCAGGCATGCCGAGTCCATCTCAGGCGTCCAGAAGCCCCCACCCATATTCTGCTTAAAGAATGCAACATGCTTAGGCCAGCCCAGGCCACCATCCTCACGACGCAAACGCCAGACTGACCACATAATTAACTGATCCTGTACAAATGAATATGTCATAACTACCCCTTCAATTTATAAAACTTGCAGCTAGGTCCAATATGCGGCACCCGCTTGTGATTCTTTTCCGCTTTGTCATTGCTGCAATACCACCGATTTAAAGCTGATACAGCATGGTCACACCCTCGACACCCTAACTTGTGCAGCTGATCATTTTCGACAATGGTTGCAGGATCCTGCCGGTAATATCGTCCTGGTAAATCTGCAGCCATTACCGTTTTTTCCTATTAGCAAAAATATTAATCCGAGCGGCCACCTGGCTAAGTCCGACATAATCATCAACCGATAGCACAGACATGCGTTCTACCAACCGATACACCCTGGTTTTAACTTCCTTGCCACTTTCCAGGTCTTTGGCATAAATCACCTTGGCACTACCAAACAAATCAGGAAAATTTGTCCGCAACTCATCAATCAAGGCCGCACTGGCTGGCAAGTGATCTGCCAACTCGCTTTGCTGCTGGCTTTGTTCAGCCACAGGCTTGAGTGGTTTATCAAACTCACCAAATTCGCTCATGTTCCACACCTTCCAGACCTAACAAGCAAGGTATGGAACCCTGAAAGCCTTGTATTTCCTTGTTGTTCCATACCTTCCAAACCTTCCATACTGAAATTGGATATGTACACACGTGCGTGCGCGCGCGTATGTGTGCGCCTGTGCATGTACGTGTGTGGAATGGTGTGGAAAGTGTGGAAGGTATGGAAACCCCGCGCCGTTACTGGCTTGCAGCCTTCCATACCTATCAGCCTAGGTGTGGAAGGTGTGGAGCTTCTAACGTCATAACCAAGGGATATCGTCATCGAACTCTCCTGGTAAATCTGCTGGATATCTATCATCCACTGGACCTTGCTGACTCGCTTCAGCGCCGGTATCCGACGTCGCCTGTTTTCTTTCTGGAGGCTTGTACCAAAACCGGTGTTCACTGTTGCGTTTTTCTACTCGCTTACAACCAAGCTGGCGCAGTGCATTGCCTATCCTGGTCTGTATGTCTCTGCCAATCCCCTTGGCATCAATATTTAATCCTTTCGTTGCTGCATCAAACAGGGTGAATTCAGGGTGCAGTTCACTACCACGTTGAATAACCCACTCTTCCAGGCCATCGATGTAGCTTTCATGAATCGTGCGCTGCAGTTGCTCTTTATCAAACAGAGTTTCCTGCTCTTCAGGCGTCGGCCAGTAGCGCTGCCCTGCCATCACACGCGCATAGGCTTCGGCAAAGAGCTGCTCTCTGACTTCTTTTAAACCTTCACCATCGATGTGAATGGAAACCTCAACTGGCCAGAAGCGTCGACCACCTGTCGGGTCTTTATTCCACTCCCAATCATTCACCGTACCGGCGAAGATCACTTGCCGTGGCACGCGAATCTCACGCCTGCCATATACTGGCCGGTACTCATCATATTTGCGGGAAAGGAAAGACTTCTGTTTACTAGCCTCAGCTTTAGCCAGAGCGCCCATTTCGCTGATCTCATAGAGCATCTTGCCGCGCAAGGCACTCATTGCATCTTTGTTGTGCAGATCCAGGTCGGTATCACCAAACCAAGGTCCACCGATAATTTCAAGCGCGGATGACTTCTTGCGCCCTTGCGGCCCTTCAAGCACAAGGCAATAGTCAAACTTACAGCCCGGGTCAATCACCCGCTTAACCATACCCATAAAAAACCAGCAACCAACACGCTGCGTGTACTCGTTATCAGCCACGCCCATGTATTGGTTCATCCATTTAAGCAGGCGTTTCTTGCCATCCCACTTCAAACCTTCCAGCCATTCCCTAGGTGGGTTTACCACATTATTTCTGGCGGCTACTTCGACAGATTCCGCAACGATGGAGCTGGAGACATTGAACCGCCATATCTTGGTGATCCACATCGCCAGGCGCGCATCATCCTGCGCATCCCACTCGCCAGCCACGCCCCTGTTATTCCAGAAAGGTGGCGGCTTTAATTTCACAACACGCTGAGCGAATTCATCAAACGCCAGCACACCCTTCCAGCGACTATCATTTTCAAGAATGTCCACGATGTTAGCCAGGCACGGCGTCAAGTCACCGTTCTTCCGGAGCATGCATTTAACCCACTTCGGAGTTTCATCCTCTTCCGCGTCAGCGGGTTCAGCGGTTAATTGCTGTTTTGAGTTATCAGCAACAAGGGTTAGAGGTGGACGTGTATTTGTGATAAAAGCGGTAAGCGCAGGCGCGTTCATTCCATCGGCGTGAATAGCGTCATAAATATCCCAACCATCTGGTTTTTCTCCAGGCTTTGGTATATCTACCAGATGAAATTCTGTTGATGGATCCAACGCCATTAACTTCTCGCGGATCTTAAGCATCGCTTGCATGCCCGGCTGCTTTGCTTCAGGCAATAGCGGTTTGCTGAGAGGGTCTACACCATCTTCTTTTTCTTTTTTGCTTAACTTTTCGCGCTTCGCGTCACAGTCAGCGAATGCATAAATTTTGCGGCCAGCCAAGGCTAACCAGTTAACTTTATCAATCGCCTTGCTGCCACCAGGCCAGCTAACAGTCACTCCTTGAAGCATGTCGCCAGGTGCGTCGGCGCACTTTTCCCCTTCTACCAGTACCACGTAGGCATCGGGTTTTGCTGCAAGCCTATCCAATCCATAAATAGGGCGATTAGGCTCCTCCCATTGCATCCAGCGCCATTCACATTTATTCGTCTGGTCGTTTTTGCAATAAGTGAGCGGTATAGTCTCTTTGCCACCATCAGATGTGTTAAATCGATACACATATCCAAGCAGCTGGCCATTTTCGTCAAGGTAAGCCCACTTGCTATCGGGGAATCGACGATGAGGGTGCGCTTCCGGCGCCGGTTCAGCATTCACAGGCACCGGCAAAACAGGGTGCCAGGGTGATTCCTCTTTGGGTTTCGATGGCTTAACTTTTGAAGGGTCGACAATCGGCGCTTTACGCTCACGCGTTTGATTAGCATCAATTCGGCAACCATCCGGCAATCTAAAGCCGATCTGGTCGGCAACCTCGAAAGCTGCCTCATGCTGATCAAGTCCGTTTAAGTATGCATAAAGGCTGATCAGGTCATTACCGGCGCCATCAGTGGTGGCAAAGTCCCCCCACTTCCCTGTGCGCATATTGATGCTGAAAGAGCCGACCTTATTGTCAGCTCGCAGCGGGTTCGTTACTTTGTATTCACCTGACTGCTCTTTTCCGCCTGGTAACCAGTGGTTAAGCAAGGTGTCAATTGAATTGAGTGCTGCGCTGGCTATCTCACTAAACGGAATTGGTGTGAGTTTCGCCACTACTTAACGCCTGCTTCAACAATTGCTTTAGCTCGGGCGACTGATGAAACAACATCGTCAAATCCCCTGGCAATTTTCTTAAACTCTTTACGGGTGATCTGCTTGTCACCATAGGCTGTTTGATAATCGGCACACGCCTCACCCAATTCGCGTGTGATGTCCATAAACGCTTCAGATACATTAATGCGATTTTCAGAAACTGCCGGCAATACAAATACCACTGCATTTGCCTTAGAAGCGTAAAACTGTGAAACCTGAAGGTAAAGATTATGGACTCTAATGATGGCCTCAGTTTGAGACTCATTAAGTTGATCAGCTGGGTAATACGGATTGAGTTTGTTATTTAAAACTTGCGCACTCATCTTGTTTGCGCGAGTGGCATTGATGGCAGCAAGAGCTATCTCTAGCCCATGAGGTATTTCAGCAACCAGCTGCTGTAGTAATGCGGTCAGTTCCACATGTGCCTCCCAAAAATTACACGTTTTTATTATTAAAATTCACTGTCAAAATCCACCCATCAAAAAAAGACCGCCCCCAGTCAAAAGACTAAGGGCGGTTAAGGGAGGATATATATGCAAGTTCGCCAACCATCAGCAGACCCACGCGGCATGATTCAAAAACCAGGTTCATGCCAGACCTGTTTAAAGGGTGGGCAGCCCCTCTGCTATTATTTGGTTTCCACACACAAATAATCATCAAGGAGCCACCCGTGACTGAAGCGCAGAAGCAAGAGCTATCCCTAAAGATTGTTCAATTGAATGGTGAAATTTCATCAATTGTTCATGCCCTGATGCAATTACCTGCGGAAGCACAACGGCTGCCGCCTCACGCAAGCACGATTCACGGTCTGACACAGAGTCAACAAAGCTTGCAGAAACTCCAGCAAGCAGTTTCGCGGTTAAAGTGACCTCTATGCCAGCGTGGGTGAAGCTAAATGAGAATTCAATGTCATCGGCAATGAAAGCATTCATCACGCAACCTGCTTTCTTAATTCAGCTGGCAAACCGTCTTCGGGGTGTGGATATAAGTCAGGGCGTAATTCATGAGGAGTCACTATCCAATCTCCCGCTTGTGAGACAACAAGCACATATCCATCACCTACACGATGATTAAACCTATTTATCCATGCACCCACAGTCGACTGGGTTATTTTTTTGGATGCATCAAGTTCAGTCACACGATCAGCAAGTGCTGTTTGTGAGCCGCAAATATCGATAACTTGTTCAAGAGGCGTTTTCATGGAGGAAAATAATACCATAGTATTAATTAAAATAAATACCCCAGTATTAGAAAAAAATACTGATTGGGTATTAAATCGGGATATGAAATTCTCAGAGCGAGTTAAGAAGGCAAGAAAGTACGCCAAGATGAGTCAGGAAAGTTTGGCTTTAGCAGTTGGTTGCTCTCAAGGACTCATATCTAAAATTGAACGCGGCGAGCAAGAAGAGACTGCTTATGTGGTTAAAATTGCCAGAGCCTGCAAAGTCAATGTCGACTGGCTTGACGCCGAAACCGGGGAAATGGCTGAGCCAGACTTTCACTACCCGCCCAACTCCCCAGAATCTAAAGCCCTTTCAGTGATGCAGCAAATGGATGAAGCTACGAAGTACCAGGCAGTGAGATTACTTAATTCACTTGCTGAACCAGTCGACTCAAACGGTCACACCAACTCACAATAAAATATCGATATTACAAATTCAACTAAATCTTGATTTTGGATCTGATTTAATCAAATTATTGTTATGTGTATTTATTAGCCTGTATGAATCATTAGATTATTGAATATCACGTAATACATAAACAATAAAAAACCGCCTCTGAGCGGTTTTTTTGCATAAAAAAATAAGTAACTTGTGACTTATTTAATATCAAATTAATACTTTAGTATTGACACAATTAATACTTTAGTAATATTCTGCAACCACTTTACCACTACTGGAGTGTTGAAATGGGTGCAGCTGCATTGAATTGGATTCACGACACAAGTCTTGATCAGCATCATGCTGATGCTTGGAATCATGCCTCATTAGCTACTCGTGCAAAGCTTTTAAAGCAAGCAACCAGAGATCCATACCAGAAGCATCTGGCCTGGGAATCACTACCTGAGCTTGTACGCGCAGATGTTATCTACGCGATTGACCATCAAGAAAAAGCGGACAAGCCCAAAGCGAAACATCACAACATTGCAGCCGATGATCCACGCCTTTGGTGGAACAAGGACAAGGTGTGACTATGCATGCAAAACACATTGCATTGGGCACCGGCATCCTCACCCTCACCAGTTGGATCCACAAGGACTTGCTTGATCAAGAATATGTTGCACACCTCGGGATAATTCGACTGGGACAAGGTGGCATTGGCTTTCAGGCTGAGTTCAATCTCGGTTTACCAGAATCTCAAAACCTCATAGAGGCACTGCAGCAGCACATCAAAAACATAGAGCAAGCGACTGCAGCGCTTGCTGTCATCCAACAACAGGAGGCCGCTTGATCATGTCACTTCGTGAAAAATTACCACTAGGGATACCGATTGAAACTGTCCAGACGTCTGGACTAGAAATACAGCCCGACCCTGATATCAGCGGCATGATAGTCAGTAGACGTGATCAGATTAAGAAACTTGCAAATTCTACAGTCTTCATCACCTCTGTCGAGTGCTCAGATGGGCTTAATAACGCAGACAATCGGCGTTTCTGGCCGCTGGAGACCACAAAGAGCATTCGCTGGTTGGCTACGGCGAAATTACGGGAGCAGTTACTTGCCGAGGCTAATGCTAGGGTAGACGCTAACAAACGTAAAGGTGAGTTGCTAGATACCACCGATCCACTTCCCTTAACCGATTTTGGAGCCATCAAAGGTGTACTCATAGGTATACCACTCGGCGCATTTAGCCTTGCTTTGGCCTGGGGTATTGCTAAAGGCGGAGTTGCCCTATTCACTTGGATCCTGATCGGCATGGAAATCTTGCCATTGGGGGAAACATGGTGATGCAAGCCATCCGCGCCTGGCGTGCCTTTGCACGTCCATTCAAATCAGTACGGCTATATCTAACCACCCGCTACTCATTCCGCCTGGCTTGGCAACAAGCCGCCAGGTAATTAATTCGCCTACCTTTAAGGACTTACCATGCTTGAAGCTTTAAAACTCGACAGCGTTTTACCTAGCCCAACCAACCCACGCAAGCGGTTCGATGAAAAGGACCTGCAGGATCTAGCCACAAGTATCAAAGAGCATGGCGTCATGCAGCCTATCCTTGTGCGGCCTGTGCCTGGTTTATTTTCACATTATGAGATTGTCGCCGGCGAACGTCGCTGGAGAGCTAGCAAGCTGGCAAAGCAAGAGACCATCCCCGCCATTATTAAAGAGCTAGACAACATCGAGACCATGCAGCTGCAGATCATTGAGAACCTGCAGCGTTCAGATCTGCATGCACTTGAAGAGGCTGAGGGCTTCCGTCAAATGCTAAATGCTACGGCATCAGATGAACACAAACCGTGGACAGCTGAAGAGTTAGGCCAAAAGATTGGTAAATCACGCAGCTATGTCTATGCCAGCCTAAAGCTTTGCGACATGAGCAACTTTGCCAAAGATAAATTTTTAGAGGGCAAGTTTGGTCGTGAAACTGCACTTCTTATTGCGCGTATACCAGGTGAAAAACTCCAAGAACGTCTAGTGAAAACAATTGCAGAGAGTGAATTATCATTTCGTGCAGCCAAAGATTACATTCACCGCGACTTTACTTTCGACTTAACCAAAGCAACATGGGATAAGTTCGATGAAACCGTCCTTGTAGGCGCTCCCAGTTGCGCAAAATGCCCAAATCGTAGCGGCAATTATCCTGAGCTACATCAAGATATCGAGAGTCCAGACGTCTGTACTAACCCTACTTGCTATTCATCAAAAAAAGCTGCATATGCAGATCGCGTTATTAAAACCATGCCTCGCGTTATACACGGTGAAGAGGCAAAGCAGATTGCCCCTTATGGCATCGACGTTTATGTAACCAATGGCTATGTTAAAGACATTGGTAACGTAATGGTTGATGGCAAATATCCAGCTAAAGAGTTGCTTGGTGATGATATTCCAGAACCTTTCACGCTCATCGATGAAAAAAATAACCTTGGATTGGTATATCACCGAGAAGGAATTATTGAGCTAGCCAGAGTAAAACTTGAAGAAAAAATAGCATCCGGAGAATTTGAATCTGCAACAAATTCACAACCACGGACAACAGGTTTATATGAGAAGAAGAAGGCCCGCGCAGAAGAATTAAAGCCTGTGTATCAGGCATATTTTAAAGAGCGCATGGTGCAACTGCGCGACTTGTTTGCTGCAGATGACATTGAAATTAAACAAGCCATTATTAGTAAATTCGATGACTCAACACTTTACGGTCAAGATCGAGACCTATTTTTTGATGCCTTCAACCATGCACACATTGATGAGTTCACGCTGCATGAGCTAATAATTTCTGCAGCATTTCTGAATGTGGCAGACAGTTTTGATATTCAACCGCACCATATCGATGAGAACTTGACACTGGATGCTGACTATTCTTCTATTTTTGATGATGCCCAAGCCCTCGAATTAATGACCGGAGTTGCTTTACCCCCTTTGCCTGCTGCGCAAGCGCAAGAATTAAACGCCGAAAGCCAGGATGAAGCACCTGGCCAGCCCGAGGGCGAAGCGCTACCCGAAACACCGGCCGAGGATCCTGCGGAGGCGGTCGAAACGTCTGCGAATGAGGACATCGCGCCTGGCGCGCTGCCTTATATTTTACCGGCCGAAACGGCCGTAGACCCCACTCCCGCTGCGCAGGCGAGTGAATCTAACGCGGCTGATGCTCCGCTATCCGGTTTTGATAAAGCTAGGATCAAGGGTGAAAAAGAAGCTGCGCGAAGAAAAGCACTCAAGGACAAAAAGGTGTCCGGCCAGCCGGACGCACAACCAGGCGCTGACCAAGTGGCCAGCGCAACCCCTGCCCACTACTTAACGGATGAGAAGCATTAACCATGGCTGAGCAACAAGAATTACCAGACGTAACGACCGAGCAGGCAATTAAGTCATTGCGCGCCATTTTGCCAGCCGGTTGTTATGTCCTTTTTACCCCTCACGATGCCATGTTTGTGTCTCCGGATCCGGCTGACATTAAACGCTGCATTGATATTTCAACTAGCCACACTTAGGAGAGTCAGCAATGAGCGATATTGATGAAGCAATAGACCAAGCATTTAACGAATGGGTTAGTACCCAGGGCTTGGAGAACATGACCAACAGGGATATCTATGATGCTGGCTTCCGTCATGGCCATGAAATCGCTAAAGAGAATGAGGATAAGAATGCTTGATCAACCCATGACCTTTTACGGGCTGAGATTGGTGGAGTCACCGATGCTTCCATTTCAGAGATTGAAAATTTCAAGCAACTGCCCTATGACTGAAACATATCGATCAGAAATAAATAAATGGCTGCTCGATATGTTTGGCACTGTAGATACCATTGTTATGGAGCAAGAAAATATGATTGTTATGAGTCCTGAAGCCATTCGCAAAATTAGAAGCCATGTAAAGCTTCAAACTGAGCTCAGGGACCAACTTGTTCACGATGTTATTAATGGAACGGGTGCATGCAAGCCTATTGGATTTTTCAAGACTGGCCGGTGAACATTGCCTTTTCAATTAAATGTATTTTTGGTTTATTCGTAGGAATAAGATATGTTTTTATCCAAAGATGAATTAGCCACACTCACAGGCTGGAAACATAAAGCTAAGCAATGCGAGCAGCTGCGCCGGCAAGGCGTGGCATTTCGCGTTAACGCACGTGGGGAGCCTATCGTCTGCAGGTCAGCACTTGAAGGTACTACAGAGAAAAAACAAAAGGCCGACAAGCCTGCTTGGCAATCTGCAATGTCAGCTTAAATAAGGGTTGTTTAAACAATGGGAAGAAAACCGACCAAGAATCTTAACCTACCGGCACACATGCGGATCCGCGAACGTGGCGATACAGTTTATTACTATTACGACGCAGGCGGCAAGCCACGTAAGGAGATCCCGCTCGGCAAAGACTATGTGGCCGCAGTGCAAAAATGGGCAGAGCTCGAAGGTGGAACCAAGAAAACAGAATTCAATTTCACTGACCTGGAATTCAAATACACAGCTGAAGTGATCCCTAAAAAAGCAGCGCGCACCCAAGTCGACAACCTTCGCGAAATGAAGTCACTGCGCACATACTTCTGTGATCCGGATCCAGCACCACTGCAAGGCGTTACACAAATGCACGTCCGCAAGTTTTTGGACTGGCGAACAAAGAAAGGCACCGAAGCCACTACACGTGCCAACCGTGAAAGAGCCCTGCTCTCTCACATGTTTAACATGGCCATCAACTGGGGAATGTATACCGGCGTAAACCCCTGTACAGGCGTCCAGGGCTATACAGAGACTGGTCGAGACGTCTACATAGAGAACAATATCTTTGAGGCAGTCTATGAATCGTCCTGCCAACCATTGCGCGATGCATGTGACCTGGCATATTTAACCAGCCAACGCCCCACCGACGTGATCACCATGAGCGAGACTGATATCAGTGATGAAACGCTCGCTGTTACCCAGGGCAAAACAAAGTATAAGCTCCGGATCCGCATCGAGGGCGAGCTCGAGCAACTGATCAAACGCATCAAATTGCGCAAGTCAAAACACAAGGTCCGGTCCTTACGTCTGATCGTCAATGAATACGGCCGGCCGCTAAGCAGAAAAGCCATTGAAGAGCGCATGAAGAAAGCCAGGACAAAGGCAATTAAGAAACACCCAGGGCTTGAAGAGCAAATCAAAAACTATCAGTTTCGCGATCTACGTGCCAAAGGCGCCACAGATAAAGCAGACTTGGATGATATTCGCGCAGCCCAACAACTGCTCGGACATAGTAATATCTCAATGACAGAGCATTACGTGCGGAAACGGAAGGGTCAGAAAGTAGGCCCAACCAAATGA